ATATTATTCGACTTTTGATTCCCAGGAAAGCGGAAAAAAAACTCGGCATATTTTTTGGTCAAAAAGGTTTTTTAGGAAACTGTAGTTGTAGTAGAACCTGGACCATTATCATAAGAAGTAACATTCCCTACTTCTACGCTTCTACTAACACTAGCACTAATATAACCTCTGGTATCTAAGAACCTCTGAGCAACACTCAGGGGTGTTTTTTTGTTATTAAAATCATCTAATTCTGCATTTGGTAAATATGCTACTAAATCATCAAATTCAGAAACTATTTTATCTACTAAGAATGTCGTAGGTATTCTTATAAGTCTTTTTTTCTCATTTAAGAAAGTTTCGTGTTCAAAGTTTGAGATTGGTGTGATAGATTCGCTTTCTGTCTTAGTTGTTCCATCTGGCAATACTGCACGAAATGACTTATTTACTTGAATTCCTCGTTTTATGAAAATATCACCATTATACTTAATTTCATTAGTTTCGTAATGATGGTTTCCATCAACATTTTCGAGATTATACTTATCTACAACATAATCGTATAATGTTTGATCGTCTTTTGGCCACTCATTATATACATCAGTAATATTGTTTGTGAGTAATATAACCCAATCTAGATGTGGATCACCAAAAGATCCCATTGCAACATCAGATGGTTTTTGTCCTGGAGATATAGCAATATTTTCAAATTGAGTGACAAACTTTTCTACAGATTCCCTCAATTGAACTCGTCTCATTAGGTTTTTTACTAGACGATATTTAAATCCTTCATCGTCTTTAATACCTTCTCCAACATATACATTTGGTAATTGATGAAAATATGCCATTTTATGCTCCCCACTCGATATCTTTTTGTGTAAGTAGTTTTGTTTCAGTAAATGATAAGTTCATTACTATTGCGGGAACTTGTATCTCTCTACTACCAGTCTTACCAGCAGCAGTTCGTTTAAATGAAACATATTGGTTGTCTGGAGTATAGTTGATACTAAGACCAGTACACACAGAAGGCATAACTTTAAAATGCATTCCTGGTGCGTTAGTTGATGCAAATGATGTCCTATTGGGATCCATACGCATAAAATCTATTTCCCATTTACATGGTATTTTAAAGAAACGGTTTGCATTAGCACTACCTTTTACATCATTGCTAGTATCGAAAAGATCCTTAATTTTATCAAAGTTTCCTTTTTCACCATCTTTATCTTTAATTTTATCACCAAAATGATCACCTATCTTACCAGACTGAATTGCTGGATGAGAATACATTTTAAATGCTTTTATTATTTTTTGTATTTCTTGAGCTTCTTTATCATTTCTTGCAAACATCTTAAAACTAAAGTTATGATTACGAAAACTCATACTATTGAATATTTGTTCAGTGTATGGGTTGAATACTCTTCCTTTAGTTAGTGCTTCTAGACTATTAACATCAATATTCCCTTGCATACCTAGAAATCCACTAATATTATTAGCAGCATTGGTAATAATACTAGCACTAAATTCTGGCAATGCAGCTCCAGCAGCATCTTGTAATTTAGCAGCAATCGATTCATAATCAGAACCACTTCCCATCATACCAGCAAGTGCAATACCACCAGCACCAATATCTACTTGTCTATAGTTTGCCTGATAACCTGTTTGTAGGTTAGGTGGCATTGCCATATAGATATCTTCATTCTTAAATGTCTTTGTTGCATTTACATTTGCTAGACCATATCCATATCCACCTCCCTGATAACCAACACCTTGATCAGCAGATCCACTACCTGTTCCACCAGAAAAACCCCCACCTTCACCGAATATCATTTCAAAAGGTCTAAATCTTACATAATCAATGGCCTCGGTAGGTGCTTCTGCATCAGGATCATTTGATCCAGAAGGCACTGGGGGTTGTAATGGATATCTATGAATTTCTGCCACTGATCGCCTAAATACTATGTGATCTTTATATATTTATGCGTTATAAGCAAGGAAAATACAATCCTCGAAGACCAAGTAAATATAAAGGCGATATTCGTAAAGTGTTTTACAGGTCAGGGTGGGAATTGAAGTTCATGCTTTGGTGTGATACAACTCCTTCAGTAACTGAATGGGGTAGTGAGGAGATCGTAATACCTTACATATCTCCCGTTGATGGAAGACGACATAGATATTATCCAGATTTTTATGTGAAAGTGAATGGTAAGAAATATGTTGTTGAGGTGAAACCTGCTAGACAGACTAAAGAACCTAAAACACAAAAAAGACATACTAAAAGGTATATTACCGAAGTTGTTACTTGGAGTGTTAATAAGGCAAAATGGAAAGCAGCAACAGAATTTTGTAAAGATTATGGAATGGAGTTTATGTTAATTACAGAAAAAGAACTTAAAGTATAATGGCAATTCTAGGAAAAGACGGTGCTAGGTATCCATCTCTTCAAGCGTTTCAATCGTTTTCGCTGAAGGATAGAGATTATGCTCCAAGTTTTACCAATTTATTTTCATTTCATATAGGGTCACCAACTATCCTTAGAAGTACAGAACAACTTGGTGTTGGAACTGATAGCACTATAGGACAAACTTCCACTATTTTTACATCAGAAATAGGTAAGTTGCAGAATTGTTTGAATTTTTATTGTAAAACGGTTAATTTACCAAGTAAGCAGATGACCACTGGTCAGGTTGTTAATGTCGGATCTGCTTATAAGTATGCTACTGGTTCTTCATATAGTCAGATAAATGCTACGTTTATCATACCAAGGTCTCAACATACAAGAAATTACTTTGAAAGGTGGATATCATTAACCTCACCAGATTCTAATCAGTATACCGAGTTTTATGACCACTATGTTTCTCCTAGAATATTAATATATAAGTGGGAAAGAGGTGGAGGAGGAGACGTATCTAATATTGATGAAATCAAACAGGCAATGAGACAATTATATGGTACAGAGTATGATGAATCAAGTTATATCTGGCCAAAACAATATAAATGTACTGCAGTATGGGAATTAAGGAAGGCATTTCCATATAATATCGGATCTATTCAATTGAATAATGAAAAAGCAAGAACTATGTCTATGACTGTTGGGTTCTTCTATGAGAGATATAGATTTTGGGTTGAAGATGAGTTTGATGATCCAGGTGTTAGAAGTGCTATATCAATACCTGGAGATGGTAGTATTGATCCAGCTAGTGATGCTCTTGGAGTTTGGCAAGGTATTACAGGAACTATTCAATCTCTATTAAACGTTTTCTAAATACTACCTAAATAATTACACTGAATTGAAAATTTATGGCATTACCTAAATTAAACGTACCTAAGTACAAATTGAAACTGCCTTCTGATGGCAGAACCGTGAATTACAGACCATTCCTCGTTAAAGAAGAAAAATTGCTTCTCTTAGCAACTGAGACTGGACAACAAGAAGATATCGTTAGAGCGATCAAAGAGATTATTGTTGCATGTAGTGATGTACATGATGTTGATGAATTGCCTACTTTCGATATCGAATTTTTGTTTTTACAAATTCGTACAAAATCAGTTGGTGAAAGTGTTGAAGTAAGTGTTACTTGTCCAGATGACAACGAAACTCAGGTTCCAGTAAATATTCCTTTATCTGATATTAAGGTTGTTAAAACCAAAGGTCATAAAAAGGAAATTAAATTAGATGATAAGATCATCATAACAATGGATTATCCAAGTTTGGATTCTTTTGTTAAGATGAATTTCCAAGGTGATGAACCAGGTGTTGATCAAATTTTTGATATGGCAGCTAGTTGTATAAAATCAATTGCTGATGAGGAAGAAGTATATGATGCTTTAGATACACCAAGAGAAGAAATGCTAGAGTTTTTGGATCAATTAACTTCTGAACAATTTAAGAAGGTTCAGGATTTCTTTGAAACTATGCCAAAACTTTCACATACGGTTAAGGTAACCAATCCTAGCACTAAAGTTGAAAGTGATGTAACTCTTGAGGGTCTAGCAAGTTTTTTCGCATAGCTCTTCTCCATCAAAACCTTCAGTCTTACTATGAAACTAATTTTGCATTGATACACCACCATAAATGGGATATCAAATATATTGAAGAATTGATGCCTTGGGAAAAGGAGATTTATATGAATCTCTTAATTAACTTCTTGAAGGAAGAAGAAAGAAGAGCAAAAGAGCAACAAGCAGCAAAAGGTTAAGTAGTGGCACCAGCATTTACTAAAAAATTTCTAGGAGGAGGTGGCGATAGTACGTCATCTATAGTAGCTGCTGCGAACACACAATTTACCTCAGTAACTGGTCTAACTAAGACCATGAGAGGTCTTAGTGGCATTGTTAGAGATATACAAGCCATTAGTGTTGCTTCTATTAAAAATGATAAGTTAAGAGCACAGTGGGAAAGAAGACAAAAGAGAAGAGATGCAGATCAACAAGCTGAAGAATTAACAGAATTAGAAAAAATTGCTGGTAAAAAGAAAGCAAAACCACGCAAAGGTACTCGTAAAGAGAAAAAGAAGTTTGGTGAATCATTTAAATGGTTAGATAATTTCCTCGGTCCTATAGGAAAGTTTTTAGTTGAATTAGGTGCTACTCTTGCTATGCGAGAGTTATTAAAGTGGGCATCTGATGAGAGTAATTTTACAAAGATAGAAACTTTTCTCCATAAGCTTGATGTAGTTGTTACTAAACTTTGGAGTTTTGGTAAATTTTTAGTCAAAGATAATCTTGCTGATGGAATGAAGCAAGCATTCTTTGGTGAAAATCCAGATGGTACAAAATCAGATTTTTTCCAGAGGATACAGGGACTAGGAAAAATACTAATCGGGATTACGGGTTTAAAGTACTTAATGAACCCGTTTTCTTTAATAACTGATATTTTAGGTGTATTAGATTGGATATTTAATTGGGGTCCACCTGATATAGATGGTAAAAAACCCAAAGGTAAACTTAAAAAAACTAAGACACCGAAAGTAAAAGGTAAGCAATGGTGGAAGTTTTGGCAAAAGAAAACTAAAACACCTGCACAACTTTCTCGTTTTAATAATTCATATTCCAAGTTTATTGAAGGAACTGCTAATCTTGGTGATAGATTAAGAGTAGTAAGAAGAGGTGGTGCAGGATTAGAAGGTATATTCGATCAGGGAATTCAGGGTGGAAAATTAGCTGGACAAGGTGATAATGTTTTTAAAAGTATTAGTAAGAGATTTGGTAGTTGGGGTGATATACTTAAGAAAAACACCATAAAATATGGTGGTATGGCTGGAGAGAAACTATTACAATTTGGTAAATTTATAAAAGAAGGTGCAAGTGCAAAGTGGAATGCAGCAAAGAATTGGGTAGGTCAGGGTGTTGATCAGTTAAAAGCATTACCTGGTAAAGCAAAAGAAGGAATACAATCAAAAATTCTTGCACCTATAGCAGAGAAACTGAAACCTTTTGTAACTAAGATGCGAAATTTTGGTGATAGTTTCATGGGTCTCTTTAAAAAGATGCCTGTCATTAAGGATGTGATGGAGGCTTTGGGTAAGAGGGGAATAAGTATGAAATCCATTGCTAAGTCAGGTAAGGCATGGGGTAAACGTGCTGCATCTGTTCTTCCCTTAGTTGGTGGATTGGCAAACTTAGGTTTTGCTGGCATGTCATTTGCAGCAGGAGATAATGTTGGAGGTGTTTTAGAAACAGTTGCAGGTGTTTTAGAACTTGTTGGTTATGCTACATCTGGTGCTGCTGGTGCTGGTTTACCATTAATTATAGCTGGAACAGCAATTGATGCTTATTTGCTTGCTCGTATTTTACCTAAAGTGGGTGATAAAATACTTGGATGGGAAGAAAAAGGATTAAGTGCAATTGGTAATTCATTGAATAGTATAAAATCTATAGCTCAGGATGTGAGTGCCAAGATTGGTGATCCTGGTGGGATAATTCAAAAAATAATGAACCAAGTTACAGGAAAGACTGAGGAGGGTGATGCAAGACCGCAAGATGGTTTACCAGAAGCAGGACTAGGTGATTTTCTTGGTGGTGTATGGAAGGGTATTAAAAATGTTGGTAAGGGTATATGGAATGGTGTAACTGGTGTTGTTGAGAGTGTTGGAAATATCGTTACAGATATAGTAAATTCTCCTATGGGTCAAATATTGATGACCGCATTACCATATATGTTCCCTGGTGCTCAATGGTTAGCACCATTAATGAATGGTTTGAAAGGGTTTGCAGCATTAAGTCAGGGAAATCCTTTAGGTGCTATTATGAGTCTCTGGGGTGCTGCTGGTGATATATGGACAGAAACATTTGCTGGCATTAATAAACAAATTGGTGACTTCTTTGGACCTATTAATAATGCTTGGAATAATATTATGGATAGTAAGGTAGGTAAGATTGGAATGGAGTTGATGTCTGGAAATATAACTGGTGCTATGGGAGTTGCATTAGAAGGTACTGCTATAGAAGGTGCTCTTAAAGGATTTGGACAACAAATAGAAGCAATGGGATTATCTGGAATATTAGGATCAATTCCTGGTGTTGGATCTGCTCTTGCAAATATTCCTGGATTATCAGATTTGCCTGGTGTTGGATCCTTAGTCAATGGAAACTTTAGTCCAGCAGCATTTATAGGTGGTATTGCAGATACTGCTGGATTGGGTGAATTATATCAAGGTTTTATGGGATTAGCAGGTGGTGATATAAGAACTGGTCTTGAATCATTTGCTGCTCAAGCAGGAGTTGATCCTCAAATCTTTGGAGTTTATGATAGTTATGCTGATATATTTGGAGCAGGAGGAAGTTCAGAGAAACAAGCTATGTTGCAGATTGGAGATTTTGATATTCAAGGTGTTCCAGTAATTATAGAAAAGATATTAGTAGCACCAATTCCTGATCCCAAGGCAATAAATAGTGGAAAGCAGATAGATACTGCTGGTGCTTGGACAAGCTTGGCCACGAGGATGAATTTATAAGATGGCAATTAAAAAGAACTCTAAAATTAATTTCTATAAGTTTGTTAATGCTAAGCCTAAGACTTCATCAACAGATAGTCCAGAGGTACAAAAAATAACAGAAAGTATGGGTCAAACCACTTCTGCTATGAATGGACTTGGGTTAGTTGTTAATGGTATTGCTAAGGTTGTAATAGATTTAAAAAATATCCAATATCAGAAATTAAATGAAGAACAGAAGAAAAGATTAAAGGCATTTAAACCTTCTTACGGAGATCCAAAGACAAGACCGTTTAAGAAAATGCTTTTAGCGGTTAAAGAGTTTAGAGTTAAAGGATTTTTAGAAAGTTTACTTGGTCTTCTTGGTGGTTTGTTTAAATGGTTTGTTATTAGACCTGCGTTGAAATGGTTAGCAGATCCAAAAAATCAAAAAGCAATTGCTAAGACTATTGAAGTCTTACATAAAATATTTAAAACATTAACTAAATTTGCTAAATGGACTGTCGGTGGAGTTCTTGACGGTCTTTATGACATGCTCAAGGATGATGCTACTTGGTGGGAAAGATTAAAAGGATTTGCTCAAGTGATGATACGGTTTGCAGCCGTATGGGGAGCCATGACTGGAATTGGGTTCCTCTTAAATCCTGTTAAAACAATCAGAGCATTCAGTGGTGTTCTGAAAATGTTTAATAGTGAACTTAAACGAAGTCATAAGACACTATTAAGACGAAAAGGTAGATTAGCTGGATTTGGTAGAAAACTTGGTGGTGTTACATTAAGTGCTACTGTACTTTGGGGTATAATGGAGGGGTTATTCCCACAATCTACAGCAGATGGAACATTAGATGCTCAGATGGATGCCAGTGGTAAATTACCTGGTGATGAAGGATATGATCAAAGCACTGCAGGATCAGGCAAAAAAACTAATGATCCAGAGAAAAATACAAGTAACAATACAGATAAAGGAGATGCTGTAAGTTGGTGGAAGAAATTATTCCAGAGGGATAAGAAAGCGGATGATGTAGATATTGTTGGACAAATTACTGGTATTACTAAAGCAAAAGAAGATGCAAAGCAGGTTACTGATAGTTTTAAGCAAACTAAAGAAGAAGCTAAGAATTCATTATTTTCAGGATTGGATGATCTTTTTGGTGGAAAAATATCTAAGGCAACAACTAGTTTCAACGATGCTTTAAAAGTAATTGATAAGACATCAAATACAATTAATCAAATTAAAGATAATAAAAAGGATGGTGGTAATTGGTTTACTAATTTATTCAAACTGAAGGAAAGAGAAAGTGGTGGTTTAATTCAAGGTCCGAATTCTGGATATCCTGTTGCGATGTCAAAAGGTGGACCTACTTCCTTTATTGGACATGGTACAGAATATATTGCTAGAAAACCTGGATCGAATGATGGATATGTAATACCTCTTTCTAACAATGCAACAAAGAAAGATGGTAGTCTTACAGCTAGGAAGATGAAAGATGCCAGATCAAAAGGATTTGCTCTTCCAGGATTTGATACTGGTGGAATGTTTACTCCATCTAGAAGAGCTAAAGATGGTATATTAGGTGGTAAAACTCCTGGTGGTATTACAGGAACTAAAGAAGAAAAGTGGCAAAAGATATTAAAAATAGCAAAAGGTGCAGGTGCTAAGTATCCAGAGTTAGTAGCAGCACAGTTTGCTTTAGAATCTGCTTGGGGAACTGCATTATCTGCTAAAAATAATTATTTTGGTATGAAGGCAACTGCTAGTCAAGATGGTGTAGTAACACCAACGACTGAGTTCTTTAATGGTCAACCTGTAAAGGGATCTGCTAAGTTTAGGAATTTTGGTAGTCCTAAAGATGCGGTTGAAAATCTTGTAACTTTATGGTATAAGGATTATAAAGGATTTAAGGGTGTTAATAATGCTCGTAGTCCAGGTGAGGCAGCAAAGATGCTTATGAGTGAAGGATATGCTACTGATCCAGCATATGCTGCTTCACTTATGCAATTGATGCACGAATATAAAGTAACTAAGATTACTGGTGCTAAGGGAGGAGTAATTCTAGATTCTATTAAAGGTAAAGGTGGTGCTGGTGGAATAGGTGCTATATTTGGAGATCAGAAAGGATCTATAATGAAAGAAGGTTTCTTAGAGAAAGTTTCAAGTATGTTTGGTGGAAAGAATAGGGGTTTAAAGAAACCTGGTTTAGCTGGAATGGGTAGTATATTTGGTGCTCTTGGTGGTGGAAAGGGATTTGGTAGTAGAATGAAAGGGGATATGACAGAGAAGAAAAAGAAAAAGAAGATGAATGCCCAACAAAAAGAAAAAGAACGTAGTTTGCAAAAGGTGATGCGTGAACGTACCGAAGCAAGAGAAATGTTAAATAGCAAAGGTGTTGAAATTATGCAAAAAGCAGTGATAGCAGTAGAAGAATCCAATGCAAAAAATAGGGCATTCATCCAAGGTACTATGAAAGCAACAAATGACATTTATAGAGGTCATCAACAAGGAGGTACTGCAAGTATTAGAAGTACTGGAAATATATTTAAAACTGCTGTTTCATTAATGAATTCATTTAATAATCCTTTGAGGCGTTAATATAATGGCAATTAAATCAAAAGCAGCTGAAGTTGAAGTTTCTTTTGCCATTATAAGAGATGGTGCAAAAGTTACTAATGACAAAGGGAAGTATGAATTGATTGAATATCTTCAAGCATGGGAGATATTTGAATCTATACAGTCAGCAACTATAGAAGCAAGTTTCATTATTAATGATTCTGGTGGATTGATCAATCGATTGACTGGATCTGAAGAGTTTCAAATACAATTAAAAACTCCTGAAGAAAAACGATCATACATTTTTAGATCTTATGAAATTGTGAACAGAGTTAGAGGAACTCAAACTGGTGAGATGTATCGTATAAATGCTACTTCTAATGAGTTTATAAAAAATGAAGTGTTGAATGTTTTCGGTCATACTGAGAAAATATTTAAGGGTTCAGTTGAAGCATCTAAGATTATTAAAACATTATTGAAAGGTAAAAAGTATATTGGTTCGACTAAAAAAGTCTTTTTAGAAGAGACGATGAACAAACAGACTATGGTTGTTCCTAATTGGAGACCAATAGATTTCATTTATTGGATGTGTAGTCGTAGTATTCGTAAATCAAAGAAAGGAGGATCATTACAAAATGGATTTCTTTTTTGGGAAAGTTCTTTAGGATTTAATTTTCAATCAGTTGATAAGATGGTTGAAGATGTCAATGACCAGAAATCAAAGAAGACTGATAGAGACAAGGGTACTGCAAGACTTTATGAGTATGTTTATACTCCAAAATCAACTGCAGATTCTGGTGAAAGTGATCCATTTACTATTGATACAGTAGTATTCCCTGATGAAAAAAGTTATTTAATGGGATTAAGACATGGTACTTGGGCTGGTTATAGTATTGGTTTCGATCCTGTTAATATAGCAAAATCTAAAGTTGGTGGTAGTAAAGATTTTTCACAGGCAGAATTTAAATATGGTGTTACTCCCTTATGGAAGAAGATGTCTCATGTAGGAGGAACTAAAAATATAAACCCAATCAATACTATGGATAGTGCTATAAAGAATATTATAAACTTTCCTAAAAGGGTTCGTTATACTATGATGCCTAATCAAATATTTGATCCAAAGTATCAATCAAATCCACAAGCAAACTATTCTGAGTTGGTTGAACTTCAAGCATATCAATGGTTAAGGTTGGAAACTATTAGAAATATCAAATTATCTATTACCATTCCAGGAAATTTAGATCTTTTTGCTGGTAAAGGTGTTAGTATTAAAATTCCTTCTAC